TTAAATGCCATTATGAAATCTCCACTCCACTGATGTGAATAGACACAGCAGTTGTAGATGCAAAGCCAGTAATTATTTTAGGCGTTGCGTTGGCAGGTATAACCTGTTTCATATCAAAGCCAACTACAGAGTTAGCAGGGATAGATACAGCAGGCACAATCGTTACGCCATCAAAAGCAATGGTTGCTGTTGATGCTGATGTTGCTGCATTAGATAGCACAATGTTTGAAACAACAGTTATAGTTGTTGTCGTTGGCACTGTGTATAGGGTTGTACTTGTTACGGCTGCTGCTGTACGAGCAATAGCCTTGGTTGTTGTAGCCATTAGTTACTACCTTTCTTTCTTAGAGAGCGCCCATGAGATTGAGCGTTTGATAATCTTTAATACTTCCAAAAGCACCAGATGCTGATAAAGTAATATCGCCACTGGCTGTTACTGTTCCAGTTAATGTTGGTGCTGTTAGCGTTAGACCAGCAACTGTTGAAACTGTTGTTCCAGATGGAAGAATTGTTGAACCAAGGGTAGGTGCAGAATAAGTGTTAGATGAAGATATTGCACTCCATGCTGAACCAGTCCATGCATACATGGTGCTGGTAGCAGAGTTCCAATATGTGGCACCAGTAATAAGAGCATTGCCTAAGTTATCTACTGTAGGAGCAGATGACTTAGAACCAAGGTAGCGCTGGTCATAGTTAGTATATGTAGTAGCAGCACTTGTAGCAGAAGTAGCAGCACTTGTTGCCGAAGTCGCTGCAGATGCAGCACTTGTTGATGCTGCTGTTTGTGAAGTTAAAGCAGAAGCAGCGCTTGTTGCAGCAGCAGTTTGTGATGTTAACGCAGATGATGCTGAGGTAGCAGCCGAAGTAGCAGATGTTGCTGCTGCAGTTGCACTTGCTGCTGCGCTTGTTGCACTTGTAGCAGCAGCCGTTGCACTTGCTGCTGCAGCAGTTTGAGATGCAGATGCAGATGTAGCCGAAGTTGCTGCGCTTGTAGCGCTAGTTGCAGCAGCAGCAGCAGATGCTGATGCTGTAGTTGAATACCCAGCAATAGTTGCAACTGAATTAGCAGCAGAAGTAGCACTGGCAGCAGCAGAAGTTGCTGATGTTGCTGCAGATGTAGCAGAAGTTGCAGCAGCAGTGGCTGATGCAGCAGCGCTAGTAGCACTGGTAGCAGCAGCGGTTTGAGATGTAAGAGCAGAGGCAGCACTTGTGGCAGCAGCAGTTACGCTTGCGCCCATTGTGCTTGCTGATGTGGCAGCACTAGCAGCAGAAGTAGCAGCAGCCGTTGCAGATGCTGCAGCAGATGTTGCGCTGGTAGCAGCAGCAGAAGCAGAAGAAGCAGCAGTTGCTGCAGAAGCAGCAGCAGCGGTTGCAGATGCTGCAGCACTGGTGGCGCTAGTAGCAGCAGCAGTTGCACTTGCTGCAGCAGATGTTGCAGATGTTGCAGCGCTTGTTGCTGATGTAGCAGCAGCGGTTTGGCTTGCAGTCTGTAAAACAAGGATTGCATCTACATAAGATTTAGGTGTAGCAGATGATGTAGACATACCAGCAGATGAAAGACCAGTGATAACTGGGCTACCTGAAATGGTAGGGCTAGTAATGGTTGGGCTTGCAAAGGTAGCAGCACTGGCAGTAAATGAACCAGTAAAAGTACCCGCGCTATAAGTTTTATTAGTAAGGGTTTGAGCCTTGGCTGTACCAACTATGTCACCTTCACCAGTGGCAATACCGTGGACATGTGTATCTACACCTGAAAGAATTGCTGAGTCAGTATCATAACCACGAGCAGAAATGTGTGTCTGTAATTCTTTAAACTCACGAGCAGATACGCCGTGGCGTACTGCGGTACCAGCAGCATGAGCAAAGGCAGTTGTGTTATCTTGTCCACGAGTAATGACAAGTGTTGTAGATGAACCCGATGTAACCGTTACTACTTCTTCTTTAGAAGTATCTGGGTCAAGAATAAGTGTGTATGGAAAAGTTCCAGGGAAACCGCTGATTGAGTTAACGAGAACTCCAGTGGTTGTATCACCTGCTGATGCTGCTGCAATAGAAGCGAGAAGTTTTGTTTCAATCGCTGTTGCGGAGTAGTTTCGCTTTCTAGTGCCTGGGTCGCCTGCTGCCATGGTTTACCTGCTATCTCTGGTAGTGTGAACGAATAGGGAATTGACGGCGTTGGTTTTCCGCCACTTCGTTTAAACGAGTGTTGTAAACATTGAACAAGAAGCGTGCTGCGTTTTCACCACTTCGTGCTCCACGCTGATTGTCAAGTACATCTGCTTCTGCAGATAGTGCACCCAAGCGTGATGGGTCAAGAAAGGAAATCATACGGAAGGCTGCACCATAGACAACAACATCTTCTGAGTAATCAGGCATGCCAGTTATTGTTGAATATTCTTGGCTTGTTGCTGTTGTTAAATCAAATATTGTTGGGCGCTTTGAGTAAGCCACATTGACCGTGCGACCTGGAACTACCTGTGAGTAAATACCAAGTGAGTGTCCAAAGTTAGTACCATCGCCAAAGGCTGTTGGGTTTGCGGTTCTATCTAGTTGCCATGCACGCACAGGTAGCCACTCTTTAGATGGACCAATAACCTGATGGCTTACAGCCAATACATTTTGTACTTGGTCTGGAATATCATAGGTAGTACGAGCAGCAATAAATGAGAATTGATATTGACCAATAGCAAATACTGATGGGTACATTGAATTGATAGTGTCATTGATAGCACGCTTAATTTCATAGCGTGGAAATAATGGAGCAACTATAACTTTTGCAGAGTTGCTATGAGTAGCAGCAACGGTGCCACGCTGCCCACGACCCCAAGGAGATATTGTTAAAATGTTATCAACATTGTTAGTTGAGTTAACATACATAATTTCATCATCAACTTGGATATAGCCACGGCTCACAACATTTGCATCATTAACTGAAATGCTTGTTTCTGTTGTGCTTGTTACAGCAGCAGTCAACCAAGTAGTTGATTCCATGTTTAAACTGTAACCATGTAGTAATGTATCTATACGGTCAGTAAGTTGTTCAAGGGTAGCCATTAGAGGTTGATGCTCCTTAACGCTGATACAGCAGACTTGCCAGTTGTTCCAGCAATTTCATTACATACTGCGTTTAAATCTTTAAAGTTATCTCTAGTGCGAGTAGAACTAGCCTTGTAATTAAGTGCAGCCAGTAGACCTAGATTGGTAGTTCCAGCCCACTTATTTGCTGCTCCTACTTCTGCCAAGAAAGCAGTGCGTGCTGGATATGTGCCAGAATTGGCAAGCCGATTTAGTTCTGCTACAAATGTACTTCCGTCATATCCTGTTGCCATGGTTACTTGCCCTTCTTCTTTGCTGCTCTCATATTATCAATCAAATTTGGGTATGGTCTGCCAGCCTTTTTAGCAGCAGCCTTGGCTGATGCCTTAGCAGCAGGTGAAAGAGGTGTAGATTTTTTATTAGGATTTGGTTTATCCCATATTTCTTTTTTAGCCATTACCATTTCACCTTATCTGCCCAATACGCTGCACTCATTTTGCCTTTGGCAATGTTTGCTGCATGGCGAGCCTTAAATGATTTTTGTCTTGCCGTTGGTGTATGGTCGCCAGTAACACCCTGTTGACCAAAGCGAATAGTTTTAACCTGGTCACCAGATTTTGCTACAACTACATGTGATTTTGTTGGGTGGCTAGGTGTGCGCTTAGGTTTATTAAAGCCTGACACCCCTGCTCGCTTTAGTCTTGGGTCTGTCATTTACTTGCCTTTCTTGGCTGGCAATACTTTCTTTAGATTTGGATTTGCTTTCTTAGCAGCAGGGCTTGCCTTGCGTGCTCCCGCAGCAAGAATCGCTCCCGCATTTTTCATTGGGATTCCTTGCTTCTTTGCAATCGCAGACTGTGCTGCAGCAAAGCCCATCCCCTTCTTGGCTGCCATTACTTTTCACCAAGAGTAGTCGGATTATTGACCGCAGGGGCAGGGATGCCATACGGGTTAATTGTTCCATAATTGTCATCTTGATTTACTACCGTTGTTCCACATCCACATGTTGCACACATTTACTTGCCCTTCTTTTTCATCATCATTGCCATACCAACTTTGGTTTCACGAGCCTTCTCAGA